AGGAGTATCTAAATGATTAAAGAAAAAATGTCAGTTGCTGCTAAAACTAGATCAGAAGAAACAAAGTTAAAAATTAGCTAAAATAATAAAAGACTACAGGCTGAGGGTATAATTGGTATGAAAGGCAAGAAACATTCTCCTGAAACTATTGAAAAAATGAGGCAATCAGCTTTGAAAAAAACTAAATAAATAAAACTCTAGGAGTAAAACGAATGCCATTTAATATTAACTCATTTAAAACAAACGGTCTGGTATATGGTGGTGCCAGACCATCACTATTCAGTGTTTCGCTATCGGTCCCTCAAGGTCTTAGTATCAGCAACGTATCTGTATCAAAGTTTAGCTTTGTGTGTAGAGCTGCACAGATTCCAGAGTCAACAGTAAGTAGCATTGAAGTGCCTTACTTTGGTCGTAAGATTAAAGTAGCAGGCGAGCGTACTTTTACTGACTGGTCAGTGACAGTCATGAACGACGAAGACTTCTCAGTCCGCGGTCTATTTGAGACTTGGTCAAATGCCATGAATCGTCTTGTGTCGAACGTAAGAGATCCATCAGTCAGCGACGAGCAGTATAAAGCCGATCTTGAAATAGTTCAATATGCAAAGACAGGCGAAGTCATTAGATCTTATGACATCATTGGTGCGTTCCCAACACAGATCGGTAGTATCGGTCTAGACTGGGATTCTGCAAACGCGTACGAATCGTTCAGTGTCAACTTTGCATACGACTATTGGGTACCACGTGTTGAAACATCNGATCTTAACGCAGGTGGTGTTAATACATATGGACCACTAGCTAGCGTTNATGGACCACTTGGACCGAACTAATAGTCCATTTATAACGTATAAATAATATTGTAAGATAGAGAGGGATAAGTTCCTCTCTATCAATATTGGAGATTTAATAGTGGCAGAATTATTTGGTTTTGAGTTTAAAAGAAAAGATGCAAAATCTGCAGATCAGTTACCATCGTTTACGCCTAAAGATCAAGACGATGGTGCGGTAGTTGTTGCAGCAGGTGGTGCTTATGGTACTTACGTCGATCTAGACGGAACAGTTCGAACAGAAGCAGAACTAGTTACTAAGTACAGAGAGATGTCACTGCAACCAGAATGTGACGCTGCAGTAGATGAGATCATCAATGAGTCTATCTCTATCGATGAAGATAAGATTGTTGACATTGATCTAGAAGAGATGGATGATATATCTCCAACCATTAAAAAAGCAATCCGTGATGAATTTACGAATGTCCTAAGACTACTAGACTTCAACAAACACGCGTACGAGATCTTCCGTCGCTGGTACATCGATGGTCGCTTATACTATCATGTTCTAATCGACGAGAAAGCACCAAAAGAAGGTGTTAAAGAAGTAAGATACATCGATCCTCGTAAGATTAGAAAAGTGCGAGAGATTTCTAAGAAAAAGATCCAAACAGGCGATACTGGTGACTCTGTCATCTCTAAAACCGTCAATGAGTATTATATATTCAATGATAAAGGTTTTAGCTACGGAAATAAAACAACAGGTCCTTCTACTACGGGTCTAAAGGTTGCCAAAGACTCAGTCTTACACGTCGTATCTGGATTAACAGACAATCAAGGAACTCTAGTACTATCATACTTACACAAAGCTATTAAATCTTTAAACCAGCTTCGTACTCTCGAAGATGCTCTAGTTATCTATCGTCTAGCACGTGCTCCTGAGCGCCGCATCTGGTATATCGACGTTGGTAATCTACCAAAGATGAAAGCAGAACAGTATGTTCGTGACATCATGGTTAAGCATAAAAATCGTTTGATCTACGATGCCCAGTCTGGCGAAGTTCGAGATGACCGTAAGTTTATGACTATGATGGAAGACTATTGGCTTCCTCGACGCGAAGGTGGTCGCGGTACAGAGGTTACTACTCTTCCAGGTGGTCAGACTCTCGGTCAGATGGACGATGTTCTATACTTTCAGAAGAAATTCTTACAGACTCTAAATGTTCCTGTGTCGCGTTTAAACTCGGATGCTCTATTCTCTATCGGCCGTGCTACAGAGATCACAAGAGACGAGTTAAAGTTTGCAAGATTCGTAAGCCGTCTTAAGATGCGTTTCTCTAGCTTGTTCACACAGTTACTAGAGAAGCAGGTCGTCCTTAAAGGCATTATGACGATCGAAGAGTGGAAAGAAATTGAGTCGGCTATAAAGTACGACTACGCTAAAGACAACTACTTTACAGAACTAAAGAACAACGAGATCGCAGAAGGTCGTGTTAACTTAGCTCGTAGCTTCCAAGATATGGCCGGCAAGTACTACTCTCACCACTGGATCCGTAAGCACATCCTACAGCAGACAGACGATGACATCGAAGAGATGGATAATCAGATTAAACTCGAGAACGACTCTCAAGACGCCCGCTGGTTAAATCCTGCCATCGAACAGAACTTACAGATGATGGAGCAGCAGAATGCTATGGCTCAGCAACAAGCACAACAGGGTGAACAACCTGCTGGTATGCCTAAACCAGAGCAACCACCTGAACAAAATAAGCGTGAAGATGTTCGTCAAGCTATGATAACTATAGATCAGATGAAGAAACGCAAGGGCAATAGAACTATGCAGGATGAGTCTGCTTACAAGAAAGCAGTTCAAATTGTTGCTAAGAATCCGGATATTGCAAAATCGATGGGCACTGGAGCACGTCAAGCCGCCCCACAACAACAATGAGGTGATTAAAAATGGATACTAATAAATACAATATGGATGACTTAATTAAACACGTTATAGATCAAAAGCCGCTTGAGTTTTCTCAAGCGTTCGACGGCATGGCTATTAGTAAACTACACTCTGCTATCAACGATAAAAAGTTTGAGATTGCACAGCGTATGTTTAATCCTAGCTATGACGAAGATCTTGACAGCTATTCAGAGGAATAAAAAAGATGGCTAAGGGCTTAGAAGATATTTTAAATGGCAAAGATAAAAGACTAGAAGGTGTTAAATCTTCTAAGACTCGTAAAGGATCTACTGGCGACAATCCGGGTGTTGACTATGCTCTAAGGGACAAAGACGGCCGCGAATTCGTGGCAAGTCATGACACCGAAGAGCATGATGATCGTGTCGGCAATGACTCGGCCAACGAAGCTGGTTCAAAGATTAAAAAAGCCTTAAGTGATCCAAAGAATGCAAAGCTTCGTCCTAAAGAAAGTGTCTATGAAGCTGCAGCGTGTAATAATACAGATGCAGGCGTGTCGTGCGCAGCCCATGGTAAAGCAAAGTGTCCTGGATACGATAATAAGGGCGGCAAGAAGTTTTTGCTTGGTGGTAAGAAATTACAAGAAGTTTTAACAAAAAAAGAGCCAGCTGGCAAATGGATAAAAGATTTTGAGACATCTGACAATCCAAAGTTTGCAGGTAAGTCTCCAGCGAAGCGCAAAGAGATGGCGTTAGCAGCTTACTATGCCAAACAGCGTGACGAGTCTGCAGAACTTGCGTCAGAATCACGAGCTTATTATCCTAGCCCTAAACAAGTCCAAAACTATATGCCTCGGACAAATACTACAGACTATTCAAAGTCTGNTGATCCAATAATACAAACAGCAGTAGATAAAATCACTAGAAAAACCCCTGAAAGTTTAAAAAATACAATTACAGCAAGATCGAATAGAATTACAGCAGCTTTAAAACCTCCAGTTAAAGAAGCTAAAAACTACGACGACACCGAAGAAGAAGTCAGTATGGTTACTACTGAACTTCGTGCGATCGCGGCTAAATCAGAAGAACTTCTTCAGAAGATGCCAGACAATATGCATATCGAGCCATGGGTTCAAGCCAAAGTCGCTATGGCAAAAGCTTCTATTAGTAGCATCCATGATTACATTCTCTATAGAGATGTTAAAGAAGATCTTGCAATGCCTATGCTCGAGAAGATCAAAAAAGCTGTTGATAAAAAAAAACTAAAAGAAGATTAGAAGACGAAGAATCACCGACACCACCAATTACATTTCCGGGATTCAATAACGACGAAGCAGGAATGAATGTTTAAGAGGAAATATAAATGTCTAACACATATGCAGTAAGTACTAATAATTATACAATGAAAACTACTCGTCCTGAGTCATTTTTAACACCTTCTCGTACACGTGACGTTGTTGGTAAGCTTAAAGTGTCTATGTCTCAGAATATCTACGAAGCAGATTTTGAATATAGTACTCAGCCTATGCGTTGGGAGAACTATACAGCCAATACTGCATCTTCTGGTAGTATTGCAAACGTAGTTCAAATGCCTGGTATGGGTGGTGTTCGAATGCTTGTGGGTAATAATGCTGGTGATTTAACTATTCGTCAATCACGTCCATATCATCGTTATCAACCTGGTAAAACAATGTATATGGCTACCGCCATTAACTTTGGTGCTCCAAGCCCAAGTTCTGGTGCGACTGCATCATTTACAGGTTCTATTTCTGGAACAACTCTTACTGTAACAAGCACTGTTACAGGCACAATTGCTATCGGCCAAGCCCTTTCGGGTAATCTTGGTTCTGGTGTCGTAACTGGCACAACTATTGTATCTGGTTCTGGTACATCTTGGGTAGTTAGTATTTCTCAAACTGTACCTTCTACATCATTTACTGCTACATTTGTAGGTGGTGTCCAGCGTGTAGGTTTCTTTGATGATTCAAATGGTATTTTCTTTGAACAGGGTATTCCGACTGCATTAAATCCATCGGGTATNTATTGTGTTATTCGATCTGACGTTGGTTCTNTAAATCTTAATACTGGTGCTCCTACTTCATCAATGCCTGTAGATACTAAATTTTCCCTTGAAAACTGGTATGGTGATCCTGTAACTTCATTGATCAATTGGTCTGGAATCCAGATGCTTTGGATGGAGTATGCATGGTATGGTGCTGGTTGTATTCGTTGGGGTATTCTACTTAATGGTGAACCATATGTTCTTCATGAAGTTGGTGCAGGTAATGGAACATTTACTGGCTCACCACAACAGTTTGCTTGGTCTCGTACAGGTAACCTTCCAGTAAGATACGAACAGAGAAATATTTCTGCCACAACTGCAAATTCTGCCTTAGTTCACTTTGGTGTATCTGTTATGGTTGAAAATCGCCAAGACCCTCAACGTGGTTTCACTTATTCATATGGAATGAGTCCTACTTCTATTCGTAGAAACGTTCCAGTTAGTACAACTCGTTTTCCTGTCGTTTCAGTTCAAATGAATCAGATGGGTCGTATTGAAGCAAATAATACAATACAGAATAACTATTTTACTACAGGCTCTGTTGCTGCAAATATTGTTTCTGGTAACACTACATCTATTCAAGTTGCTGGTACTCCTTGGACTGCTAATCAGTTTGTTGGTAGAGCAATTACATTTAATGGACTTGGTGCTGGTAATACTAATATTACTGCTCGCGTTGCTAATAATTCCGCTAACGTTGTATATTTTAATGATTTGATTTCTAATACTGCGCCTATTGCAAATACGCCAAATACTACAACAAGTTATTCTATTGGTCTTATTAATCGTGGTCAAATTCTTCCTCAAACATTAATTATTTCTTCTGATGCTTCTTGTTTAGTTGAACTTATTGTTTCTACAGCCACTAATCCAGTTGTTCTTACTAATTCTTCATTTGTTCCAATGAATACTCTTGGTTCATTTAACTCATTGTCATCTAAAGACATATCTGCAAATGCACTTTCAGCAAATACTGGTGAAGTTGTATATGCCTTTACTTCTCCTGCTGGTGGTTCTGGTCTACAAACCTTTGATTTAACAAACCTATTTGCTCTTTATAATAATATTAAGGGTAACCAACCAGATATTCTTACACTTGCCGTTTCTACCAATTCTTCAGTTTCTGCAAATATTGGTGGTCACTTAGTTGCTCAGGAAGCAATGTCTTAAAATATAAATATAATAAAACAAACTTAGGACAAAGCAAATGAAACTTATTACAGAGCTATTAGAAGATGTAGATTATCTATCTGAAGCTAAAGAAGATGGCGAAAAAAACCATTATATTCGTGGTATATTTCTCCAAGCCGATGTAAAAAATCGTAATGGTAGAATCTATCCATTAGATGTAATGGACAGAGAAGTAAATCGGTACGTAAATGAGACTGTTAAAAATGGTCGTGCATACGGCGAGCTCGGGCATCCAATGGGTCCACAGATCAACCTCGATCGTGTGTCACATATTATTGTAGAGCTTAAGCGTGACGGTAAAAATTTCATTGGCAAAGCAAAACTTACCGACACTCCAATGGGTAATATTGCAAAAGGTCTTTTGAATTCTGGTGCAAAATTAGGTGTATCGTCTCGTGGCATGGGTTCACTTAAAGAATCTAAAGGGGTGATGGTAGTACAACCGGACTACCATATCGCTACTGCAGCGGATATTGTTGCCGATCCTTCTGCGCCCGGAGCTTTTGTTGAAGGTATCATGGAGAACGTTGAATGGTATTATGATGCAGTAAAGGGAACTTGGCACGAGCAGAAGATGCACCAAGTCAAGAGTAACTTGAAAAAAATGACTATGTCAGAAATAGAAGAGCAAAAAATTGCGATTCTTGAAGATTTTCTATCATCTCTGGCTATAAAGAACCATCTGATATAAATAAAATTAAAACATAGTAAGGAGACCTTTTAATGGCAAGAACTAATAGAAATTCCGACCTTGAAGAACTTTTCAAGACTTCACTAGAAGAAGCTAAGAAAAAAGCTAGATCTAAATCACACGAAGAAGGTGAAGAGGAAGAAGAAGAGGAAGAGGGCGAAGAAGAGGAAGACGGTGTTAAGTCTCGTGGTAAAAACAAGAATAAAGACATCGACGGATCTGAATCTGGTGAAGAAGAAGAAAAAGCTCGCACTCNCAAAGTAAACAAAGAAAAAGCTGGCCAGAAAAAAGGCGATATCGACGAAGAAACTCTTGCAGCAGCATCACTTCATCCTGCAGCTCGTTCTATCGCTGACACAAAAGCTCTTTCGAAGTCAAAGATTGNTATCATGCAACAGATGCTCGGTACTATGAATGGCATGAGCAAGAGCGACTTAACAAAGTGGTATACAGATACTATTAAGCAGTTTGGTCCAAATAAAGACTACGGTGTTGGTGACGTATCTGGTTCGAACATGTCATCAATCGACATGAAAGCTTCTGATGCCGTTTCATCTAAAGGCCCAAAGACAAAGTATCCTATGCCAAAGCTGAACGTTCGTGAAGACATCGAAGAGATGTTTGATGGTCAAGATCTATCTGAAGAGTTCAAAGATACAGCAACAACACTGTTTGAAGCTGCTATTAACGCCCGTCTGATCGTCGAGACTGCACGTATCGAAGAAGAATATGCATCTGTAATTGCAGAAGAAATTACTACATTCACCGAAGAATTGACTTCTAAGATGGATACATATCTAGACTATGTCATTGAAAATTGGATGGTTGAGAATGAAGTAGCAGTTGAATCGACATTGCGTAACGAGCTAATGGAAGAGTTCATCGAAGGTCTTAAGAACCTATTTGCTGAACACTACATTGACGTTCCACAGGCAAAAGTAGATGTTCTAGAAGCTCTTGCAGAAAAAGTAAGTGCTCTTGAAGAGAAGCTAGACGAGAGCATTTCAGAAAATGCAGATCTTAAGANTATTATTCTAGAAGATCGTAGAAAAGAAGTGTTTGAAGAGATGTCTTCGGGCTTAGCTCTTTCACAGCAAGAAAAGTACTCTGCTCTTGTCGAAGGTATTGAATTCACTGGTGATCTAGATGTCTATGAAAAGAAACTAAAGATTATCAAAGAAACATATTTCAAGAAAGAGAATGTTAATTATTCTTCTAACATTACAGAAGAAACATTCGAAGCTGAAGTAGATGACAAACTATCTTCTAACCCAATCGTCAATCGCTACGCACAGGCTATCTCGCGTACGGTTAAGAAATAATTTCGTATAAATAAATTTGAAAACACTTTTAAGTATATAAGAAAGGAAACTTAAATGTATCTATCTGAGCATATCCAAAATAAGTGGGCTCCAGTCCTTGATCACGACGCTTTAGGCGTGATTAGAGACGCTCACCGTCGTTCGGTTACGGCTACTCTTCTCGAGAACACAGAACGTGCTCTTACTGAGTCGCATGCACACGGACAGTACCAGACACTAACAGAAACAGGCCTTGAAGCTACTCCTGCCAACTTCATGGGTGCATCATCTTCAACAGCTGGTTCGGGCGGTATCGATACTTTCGATCCTGTTCTTATCTCGCTCGTTCGTCGTGCGATGCCTAACCTAATGGCATATGACATCTGCGGCGTTCAGCCAATGACAGGACCAACTGGTCTTATCTTTGCAATGCGTTCACGCTATGCTAACCAGACTGGTGCAGAAACATTCTACAACGAAGTAAATACTTCATTCTCTTCAGTTGTTACTGGTGCTAACACATTCGGTCAGAACTTCACCGGTACAATTCCTGGTGCAACAAACACATCTCCTCTGACAGCTGTTAATACATATAACACTGGTGCGGGTATGTCGACATCACAGGGTGAAGCACTTGGTTCCGCTTCAAACACTGAATTCCCACAGATGGCGTTCAGCATTGAAAAGGTTACAGTTACTGCGAATACACGTGCCCTAAANGCAGAGTATACAATGGAACTTGCACAGGATCTTAAAGCAATTCATGGTCTTGATGCTGAAACTGAACTTGCTAACATTCTATCGGCTGAAATCCTTGCTGAAATTAACCGTGAAATTGTTCGTACAATCAACATCACTGCTGTTGCAGGTGCTCAGGACAACACAACAACTGCTGGTGTGTTCGATCTTGATACCGACTCAAACGGCCGTTGGTCTGTTGAAAAGTTTAAGGGTCTTATGTTCCAGCTAGAACGCGAAGCTAACCATATCGCACGTGATACACGTCGTGGTAAGGGTAACATCGTTATCTGTTCTTCAGACGTTGCGTCTGCTCTTCAGATGGCCGGTGTTCTTGACTACGCTCCTGCTCTAAACAGCAACAAACTTGAAGTTGATGATACAGGCAACACATTTGCCGGTGTTCTAAACGGTCGCCTAAAAGTCTATATTGATCCATACGCAATCGGTGGTAACTACCTAACTGTTGGTTATAAAGGTTCGTCTGCATTCGATGCTGGCTTATTCTACTGCCCATACGTTCCTCTACAGATGGTTCGCGCTGTTGATCAACAGAGCTTCCAGCCAAAGATCGGTTTCAAAACACGTTATGGTGTTGTTGCTAACCCATTCGCACAGGGTATTACAAAGGGTGCTGGTGCGCTTACTATCAACACCAACCTTTACTATCGTCGTGTGATTGTTAACAATCTTATGTAA